AAATACCCGTCTCAGTACCGACTCATGTAAATGCAAATGCCCACCGGCTAAAACTCCAGGTCAAGGAGTATATAATAACCCTAATACCGGTGCTCATGTTTGTTATGATTGTGGTCTAGGATTTGAAATATCATCTTTAAATGAAACCCCATTTTATAAATGTAAATGCCTTAATACTTCTTGTCGTAGTAATAGCAATAGCCTTGAAGTCAACAACAGTCTCAATTCTAAACCAAATCCAGTCAACTGTAATTGTGAATGTAAACCAGGACGAGCCAAGTGTGGATCTAAAATGATTAGAGCTGAAACCATATCTTTATTTTTAGACCCAAACAATACCATTAAACGGTATGAATATTACTATAATCAAGACATATGTTGTCCACCAGGACAGGTTTGTGTTAATGGAGAGTGTAAACCAAAACCACCTTGCTCTTGTGTTAATAAAGGACCATATGCACCTCCATCAAGTTGGACTCTTTTAATGGCAGTAGGTGGTGAGGGTGTTTTTGTTTTAGATAGTGGTTCTGTCTCTTCTGTTTCCTCAGAAGGAAATGTTACTCTTAATGGTTTGCAACCAAGATACCGAAGACCCGGAGGATCTCCTATTGCTCCTAATACTGTGTGGTACCCTTTAACCACAGTGATTCTTAATTTAAATTGTGGAGGATATAATAATCAACAACTAGGAGTTTGGGATAATTACGGGCAATCTACAAATCCTCGACTTACATCTCCTCTTTCACTCGCTGAATTTTTTACTGGCTATGACTTGAATAGAGGAGCTTTCAACACATTCGTAAATCGTTGTGGATCAGAAGAATTGATCAATGTTGACAATATAAACTCTAAAGAAGATTGCGATCTAACAGCATCACAAAATCCAGAACAGCTTATCTCTTGGAGATGTAGAAGAAGACAATAAGATAAAAAATTTCTAGAATAGCATAAAAAGGGGACAGCCAATTACGGCCATCCCCATTAATATGATTTAAGATAGTTTAAAGAGATCAAACTGTTTGAGTATTATTTTCAGCTCCATTATCAACTACTCTAATCTTGGGTCGTCTTCCCTTTGGCTTCTTAATTCCTAGCTTTCGTCTCTGACGACGAATCATGCTTGTTGTTACGTTTTGGCCGGTCATTTGGCTAAGCTTGGCAGCTAGTTCATCATCACTAAGAAGCTTTTGATTCTCATTAATAAACTTCAATTCTGCTTCTGTCCACTTCTTATAATTAGCCATAAATCTGTTTCCTTTTGGTGTAATATTGACTAAAGACTCAAATGCTCTATTATATTATAGATTGACAAGTTTCGCGCAAGGAGAAAATATGATAAATCCTGAAATTAAGATAACGGGCTCAGTTCTACAAGTAAAAGCAGTTGGTGAGGCTCAGGACGTATCAGCCGACTTTGATTGCATCCCCACCAAAAGCATAGCAGAACTACTAGATGGCAAACAACAAGAAGAAAAAAATAAAATTGACGACGAAGAAGAAACAGAAGATTAATTTATACGGAGTCCCAGAAGAAGAATTTTTAACTGTCTTAGATAATATCAGTCGTAGATTAGCTAATAAATTTAAATTTGGATATCATGATTTTGATGATATGAAACAGCAAGCAGCAATTTTTGCTTTGGAAGGATTAGAAAAATACGACCACCAAAGACCCTTAGAAAATTTTCTGTGGACCCATGTAAGAAATCGTTTGTTTAACTACAAAAGGAATAACTACCAAAGACCAGATAAGCCATGCTTGACCTGTCCGTTTTTTGACAAGAGTTACAAATGTTCATCTAATCAATGTTCAAAATTTACCAACAAAGATGAGTGCGCATTATATGCAGCTTGGGCAAGTCGTAATGATTCTAAGAAAAACATAATGCAGCCTTCTTATATTAATGATCATGAGAATCTTAATAATAGTTTAGTAAAAGATGAACTTTTTAATAGTGTCCAAAATAATGAGATTGTGAAATTTTTAGATCAAAGCATTCAGTCAGAGTATCGTGAAACATATCTAAAATTAAAACACGGAATTAAAATACCCAAACAGCAACTTAATAAACTTAAGAAACACATTTCAGAACTATTAAAGGAAAATAAATGGAATCTAGAAAATCACCAAGAAAACGAGGACAATTAAGTCTTGATGAGGAAAAATTTATAAGAGACAACTTTGGGAAACTATCAATCCCAGAGATTGCAGACTCTTTGAATAGAAATTCTCCTCCAATACAAAGATATATAGATGAAAATCGACTAGCTGTTTCTGATGAGGACAAAAATGATAATGAAACACTAAGAAGAAAACTCCACTCTAAAACCTTCTGGAAAGAGATTATTAGGCAATTTGACGAAGATACTGGAGAACTATTATATTTTGAAGATACCTGGATAGGTTTAATAAAACAGTTCAGAGAAGACGTTTTACCAGCAGAAGAACTTCAGATCAAACAGTTTATCACCATAGACATTTTGATTAATCGAAGCATGAAGGAGAGAAAACGACATATAGCAGAAACAGAAAAATTACAAAGACAAGTAGATAAAGAGTATGAAAAAACAGAAATAGATAGAGACATTCCAAAGCTTGCTAACTTAGAAACACAACTTAGCTTTGCTCGCAATAGCATTGCGAATTATACTAATGAATATACCAAACTATTAAACGAGCAACAAAAGATTAGCAAGGATTTAAAAGCAACCAGAGAGCAAAGAATTAAAAGAATCGAGGACGGAAAAAGTAGTTGGGTAGGATTGATACGCATGTTGGAAGATGAAGAAATTCGAGAAAAAGAAGGACGAGAGATGGAGATTCTATCTATGGCCTCAGATAAATATAGAGCAAAACTTGAATCATATCATTCTTATGAAGACAAACTTTTGGACAAGCCATTTTTAACACCAGATAGCGTAGAGGATACATAATGACAAAGACGGCACTAATCACCGGAATAACAGGACAGGACGGATCTTATCTAGCAGATTTCCTTGTAGAAAAAAATTACAAAGTTGTTGGACTACATCGAAGAAGCAGCGTTAATAACTTTGAAAGAATAAAACATTTACTTGATAATCCTAAATTCTGTCTAGAAGAATTTGATATCACAGACCCAAGCGGATGCATTAGAATATGTGAAAAATATCAACCAGAAGAGCTTTACAACTTAGCTGCTCAAAGTCATGTTGGAACTAGTTTCAAGCAACCCTCTACAACCCTAGAGATTAATACTATAGGAGTAGTGAATTTATTAGAAGCAATAAGAATCATATCTCCATCTACAAGATTTTATCAAGCTAGTACCAGTGAAATGTTTGGGGTAAACTCAACTAATACATGGTCAGAAGCCAATCAAAGAACGGAGCAGTACCAGAACGAAGAAACTCCTTTTGCTCCTCAAAGTCCTTATGGGGTAGCCAAGTTAGCGAGCCACAGAATGGTTCATATCTATCGAGAATCCTATGGACTATTTGCTTGCTGTGGTATTCTATTTAATCATGAAAGTCCACGAAGGGGTGAAAATTTTGTAACCCGTAAAATCACTAAATACTTGGGAGAATTAACTAATGGATTTTTAAGTCAAGATAAATATATTACTTTAAAATTAGGAAACATTAACGCCTATCGAGATTGGGGACACGCAAAAGATTTTGTCAGAGCTATGCACCTAATGTTGCAACAAGATAGGGCTCAAGACTATGTTATAGCCACAGGAGAAACAAATAGCGTAAAAGACTTCCTATATCATAGTTTTAAATTATTCAACTTAAATTATGAAGACCATGTTGAAATAGATCCTTCTTTATATCGACCCTCAGAAGTTGAGTATCTTAAGGGAGATTCTTCTAAAGCTCAAAGCTCTTTAGGATGGAGTCCAGAAATAACCTTTAGGGATTTGGTCATAGACATGGTGTATTCAGATTTTGAACTGGCTAATCAGAAGGCCAGAAATCTTAATAGTTTTTCCGGACCACCCCCAGGAATAGTTCATGTTTAGAAATTTTGGAGATCCCCAATATAAAAAGTGGCGTAAAGCAGTTTACGAAAGAGACAATTATAAGTGTCAATGGCCAAATTGCACTATGAAAAAAAGAATTAATGCTCATCATATTAAAACTTGGGCCGGATTTCCAGGACTAAGATTTGACGTTAATAATGGAATAACGTTGTGTAAATATCATCATGATCTTATTAAAGGTATGGAAGAAGACTATAGTCTAAGTTTTTTAAAAATAGTATTATCTAAAAATCAAAGGAAACAATAATGATATCACTACAATCCCCTGTTATTTTATTCCCTCCTGCATTCACAAATGAAAATAATCAAATAGTTAATCCAAATCCAATAGTTCTTAATTATCTGGATGTTTCTTATGTCGATACTCCCATGAAGAAAGAGGTGTCAGCATATATTAATGGTTTGCCAGGATCCTTCTCTCTGTTTTCTGGTTCAGAATATGATATTATTGGAGATTGGACTCAAGAACAGGCCGAAACCAAACTAAGATCCCATATTGGACAAACGCCAGAAGAAATACAAAAAACTTTGCAAAGCATATTTCCTCAAACACTAGAACAAAACCCAAATGGGCCAGGATCTATTTTAACAGGCATGATTAGCTCTCTTGGAATTAAAAGCTCATCTGATTGTTCTTGTCGTCGTCATGCTATTGAAATGAATCAACATGGACCAGACTGGTGCCAAGAAAATATAACAACCGTTTTAAGCTGGCTGAAAGAAGAAAGCCATAAGAGAAACCTTCCATATATTGAGATGGTAGCCAAAGCCATGGTCCAAAGAGCGATTAATAAATCTCGTAGGCTTTTAGAGAAAGAGAAACAGAATGAGCAAACACGATGATTTTACTATCATTATAGATACCAGAGAACAACAACCATGGTCTTTTGAGCACTATACAACGGCCACCAGAAAATTAGATACTGGAGACTATAGTATTGAGGGTCTAGAGGATATTGTTTGCATAGAGAGAAAGAAAAGCGTAGGAGAGGTAGCAAATAATATTACAGAATCAAGGTTTATAGACGTTATTGATAGGATGAGCAAATATAAGTATGCCTTCTTGCTCCTTGAATTCGATCTTGCACAAGTTTTGAGCTATCCCATAGGGTCTAATCTTCCCCGAAGACTTTGGGATAAAGTTAAAATATCTCCAGCATTTATAGTTAAACATATTCTAGAACTTCAACTTAATCATAATATAAAAGTGCTATTTTGTGGTTCTTCATCTGATGCAGAAAAAATGGCAGAATATATCTTAAAAAAGGTTCATTATATTGAGCGAGTCAAATAAAAAAATTTTCGATGATGCTTGGCTCGGTCTGGGCGATTTATCTGAGCTTTCAATACTAAAAAATCCTATGATTAATAGGAGCAAATTAGATATAGAAAATCCAGATTTACACTTAATGAAAATATTAAGAAATCCCAAATATATAGGGGCCACCTGTAAACTGTTATTTAATATTGAATTACATCCTATACAAATGGCTATATTGCAAGAATTCTGGATACGATCATTTCCAATGTATATTGCTAGTCGTGGTTGGGGTAAGTCATTTTTACTAGCTTTATATTGCATATTAAGGTGTGCTTTTTTCCCAGAAACTAAGATTGTTGTTGTTGGTGCTGCATTTAGACAGAGTAAGATCATTTTTGAATATATGGAAACCATCTGGAGAAATAGTCCAATTCTCAGAAGTATTTTTAGTGGTAATGATGATGGGCCAAGACGAGACGTTGACAGATGCACCATGAGACTAGGAGATAGTTGGACTATTGCTATTCCATTAGGTGATGGTAGTAAGATTAGAGGTTTACGAGCACATATTATTATTGCAGACGAATTTGCGTCTATAAGTCCAGATATTTATGAAACAGTAGTCTCAGGGTTTGCTGCGGTATCTGCGACCCCTATTCAAAACGTTAAAGAACAAGCAAAAAGAACAGCAATGACAGAGGCTGGATTATGGAATGAAGAACTAGAAACTCTTAATACAAAAATGGGTAACCAGGCTATTATATCTGGAACAGCAGACTATGCCTTTAAACATTTTGCAGCATACTGGAGAAGATATAAAGGTATTATTGAAAGCAAGGGAGACACTAGAAAATTAGAAGAATTATTTAAAGGGGAAATTCCATCTAACTTTAATTGGAAAGATTATAGTATTATTAGAATACCCTATGAGCTTATTCCAAAAGGTTTCATGGATGACAAACAGGTATCAAGAGCTAAAGCAACTATTCACACCGGTATTTATAATATGGAATATGCTGCTTGTTTTGTTACTGACAGTGAAGGATTTTTTAAACGATCACTGATAGAAAACTGTGTCACATCAGACACTAGACCAATAATAATTGGTGGAAGAACTATGCTCTTTGAGGCTGTTACCACAGGTAGTGCTAATTGCCAATATGTTTATGGTATTGACCCAGCATCAGAACAAGATAATTTTAGTATTATTATACTAGAGTTACATCCAGACCACACTAGAATTGTTTATTGTTGGACCACAAATAGAACTAATTTTAAAGAGAGACAAAAAACAGGATTAATTCAAGAGCATGATTTTTACGGATTCTGTTGTAGGAAAATAAGAAATCTTATGAAAGTTTTTCCTTGTGCTAGAATTGTTCTAGATGCTCAAGGAGGCGGTGTTTCTATAGAAGAAGCTTTGCACGATCCTTCAAAATTAGAAGAAGGAGAACATCTAATTTGGCCAGTTATAGATCAAGCAAAGAGTAGAGATACAGACGATCAACAAGGATTACATTTAATAGAATTAATTCAGTTTGCCAAAGCTGACTGGACAGCACAGGCTAATCATGGATTAAGAAAAGACTTAGAGGATAAGGTTCTATTATTCCCAAGATTTGATGCAATCTCCTTGGGTTTAGCTTTAGACAAAGAAGGAAAAGATATCTTAGACTCAAATTTAAGTCCAATATATGATAGTATTAGTGAATGCATTTTAGAAATAGAAGAACTTAAGAATGAATTAACAACCATTATAATGACACAAACTAGCACAGGTCCTAATGCTAGAGATAGATGGGATACTCCAGAAATAAAGTTACCAAATGGTAAAAAGGGGAGATTACGCAAAGATAGATATAGTTCGTTAGTTATGGCAAATATGGCAGCTAGACAACAACAACGAGCACTACAACCAGTACAGTATGATCTTATAGGAGGTAATTTAAAAGATGTCGTTGAGAATAAGGGTAATCTATATAAAGGACCAGAATGGTTTACATCAGCAGTAAATGAAGATATATACACAGGAATTTATAGACAATAGTGTATTAATTTTTATAATACCAATGCATTCACATTATGTTTCCATTACCTTTATTTTAAAATAATTATGGCCAAAAAACAACCCAAAAATTCTAGCATACAAAATGCAGCCCCTCATGTTCCAGAACAAGCTTACGTTACTTGGGGAGATGACCTAGCAAGTAAACAGCAGGCTCTAAATACTTCATCAGAATCTCTAGATGAGTTTACATTAGTTCAAAGAGCACAAGCTGGTAGATTTTACCGAGTGGATTATTCTAATTTAGATGGTCAAACTAGCGGTAGGCCAGGATTAACAAGATCAGACTATGACTTCTTTCGCCCAGACGAAGCGGTACCAAAACGTATCAAAGAGATTATTCGTAGGGCTGATGAGATTTATCAGAAGGTCGGTTTAGTTAAAAATGTTATTGACTTGATGGGTGACTTTGCATCTCAAGGAATTAGACTAACTCATAGGAATAAAAGAATAGAAAGATTTTATAGAAGATGGTTTAAAAAAATAGCAGGCAAAGAAAGAAGTGAAAGATTACTTAATAATGTATATAGAACTGGCAATGTTGTTATACATAGACAAACAGGAAAAATTAGTCTAAAAGTTTCCGAGCAGCTATATAAAGCTAATGCTTCTGCAGATCTTCAAATTAACGAACTTAATAATGTCCAAACAGAAAAAAGAGAGATTCCTTGGAGATATACTTTTATTGATCCTACTTTTGTCGAGGTTTCAGCAGGAGCCTTATCTTCATTCGTGACAAATAAAAGATATGAATTAATTTTACCAGCAATTTTAAGAAAAACTATTAATTCTCCTCAGAACGATATGGAGAAAGCTATCATAAATGAACTACCACCACAAATTATTGAAGCAGCTAAAACTAAAAAAGCATATCCGTTAGATCCAGATAAAACCCTAGTATTTCACTATAAAAAAGACGATTGGCAGAGCTGGGCTTATCCAATGGTTTACTCCATTATGGATGATATTACAGTTATAGAAAAACTAAAGTTAGCAGACATGGCAGCTCTTGATGGTGCTATTTCTAATATTCGTATTTTCAAGCTTGGAAGCTTAGAACATAAGATTGCTCCTACTAAAGCAGCCACAGCAAAACTAGCTAGTATTTTAGGAAATAATGTTGGTGGTGGTACAATGGATCTGGTTTGGGGTCCAGATATTGAACTAGTAGAATCTAAGACTTCTGTTCATCAGTTCCTTGGAGAGGGTAAGTATATTCCACACTTAAATTCAGTTTATGCTGGTTTAGGAATTCCTCCAACACTCACAGGAACATTTGGTGCAGCTGGCACTACTAATAATTTTATCTCCCTAAAAACATTAACACAGAGACTTCAATATGGTAGAGAGCTATTAATTTCATTTTGGGAACATGAAATGGAATTAGTACAGAAAGCTATGGGCTTTAAATATTCAGCTAAAATAGAATTTGATAGAATGGATCTTAGTAATGAAGATTCTGAAAAAGCTCTATTGATTCAGCTAGCAGATAGAAATCTTATTAGTGACGAATTACTACAAGTTAAGTTTGGTCTTGATCCAGAAATGGAAAAGACTAGACTCAATAGAGAAACAAGAGAAAGAGCGTCTGAAAGAATGGTTCCAAAGGCTGGACCATGGAACGATCCGCAAGTTGAAAACGCTCTTAGAAAAATAGCTTTACAGACAGGAATAGTAGCACCTAGCCAAGTTGGTCTTGAGCTAGAGAAAAAGAAAAGTGGTGAAAAAACAGCTATTGAACAAAAAACATCTCAGCCAGGTTTTCCAACGAAGTTGGCAAATGATTCTCCGGAATCATTGCCAGGAATACCAGGACAAGGTAGACCAAAATTAAGTAAAGATTCCACATCGAGGAAAAGCAGAAAGTTTTCCCCTCAGACCGGAGCAAATCTAATGCTTTGGGCCAATGAAGCACAAGAAAAAATAAATGAGATTATCAATCCAATCCTGTTGGACTTTTATAACAAAAAAAACTTAAGAAGCTTATCCAAGACAGAATCAAAAGAGATGGATACCGTTAAGACAAAAGTATTATTTAGTCTCCAACCACACTGCATAATAGATAGTTCCACAATAGATAAAGTATTCGCAAATATACAATCCAATGACCATATGACCGTGCTAATCTCGTATAATAACTGGCTAAAACCCATAAAAACCCAAATGAATAGGGATCTAACTGTTGAAGAAATTAAACAACTTAAATCTTCTTTCTACTCTATGGTGTATAACTCATTAATTGATAACTAAAAATAAGAGGTTTAATATGCAAATTTTTAAGCAAGAAATACTGGATGGACTAGAGTCAAAACTCCAATCATCCGCATCAGTTTCTTATGCTTGCGTTGTAGAGCCTTCAAACAAAACCAATCATAATATTAAACATGTTAAAAGTCTTGCTTCATTAGAGGATAGTGATTTATATTATGTGCAATCTATTTTAGTAACATCTAATTGGAATAAAAATGACGATATTTTTGATAAGAGTGAAGTTTGGGCAGCTAAAAATACTCCAGAAGATAAACCAACAAATCTTAATCATGACGAAAGAACCATTGTTGGTCATATAACTTCTAACTGGCCAATAACAGATGACGGAGTATTAATTGACGAAAATACACCAGTAGAAAATCTTCCAGAAAAATTCCATATTTTAACCGGCTCAGTTATTTATAAGGGATTTTCCTCAGAAGACCTAATGGAAAGAACCAATAATTTAATTGCCGAAATAGAGTCCGGAGAAAAGTATGTTAGTATGGAATGTTTTTTTAATGGCTTTGATTATGGATTACTTAATAACGCTACTGCAGAATTTAAAGTTTTAAGCAGAAATGAAGAAACAGCATTTCTTACTAAGTACTTAAGATCATATGGGGGATTAGGTGAACACGATAACTATAAAATTGGAAGAGTTTTAAGAAATATAACCTTTTCAGGCAAGGGATTTGTTGACAAACCAGCAAATCCAGATAGTATAATATTTACAAAAGATAGTATAATTAAAACATCTGTTAGTAAGTTAATAGAAAATTTTACAGATTTATCAAATATAGGTGTATCAAATATTCAGTCAACCTTAAATGTGGAGAAAAACATTATGAGTTTAAATGAAACACAAGCAGAAGTAGTTGCAGAGGTCACAGAGAATGCTGAGATTATCAGCACAGAACAAACAGTAACTACTGAAACAATTGCTACAGAGGTCAGGATCGAGTTATTAACTCACAAGATTGCTGAACTCGAAACACAGGTTGCTGCTCAAATCGAAATTATTGAAGCTGCTAAGAAGATGGAAGAAGAAAAAAAGAATAAAGTAGAAGATGAAGAAGAAACAGAAGCAGCCAAAAAGAAGATGAAAGAAGAAATGGACGCTAAACACGACGAAGAAATGAAAAAAGTTAAGAGCGAACTTGATGCTGCTCTAGAAGCCATTGCTGGATATAAGATGAAAGAAGAAGAAATGGCTAAGAAAGAGAAGAAGATGAAGAGAAAAGCTTCTTTACTCGATTGTGGTTTTGATACTGAATCAGCGGAAGCTACAGTTGAAAAATTTGATAATCTTAATGACGATGCTTTTGAAGCCATGACTAGTTTATTTGCTGGCAAAATGCCACCATGGTTGGAAAAGATTAAAAAGGGAGATGACGAAGAAGACAAAAAGACCAAGGAAAAGAAAAAAGCATCAGAAAATTCTGCTGATACAGAGGCACTAGATACAGTTGAAGTTGAAGCAGAAGTAAATCTTGGCATTGGAGGAGAGGCTGAATCATCAGTTGATACCACCAGAGCATCATTAGTAGAATTTGTTAGTAGCAGATTAGGCAAGAAATAACATATACTTTTAAAGGGAGAAACAGAAATGGCTCTAAAACCCGACCGTATTGAAGCTCACACAGATATTTCATTTTTCATGAACTCAGTTGCAGAAAGAGGCGGAGTCGCTTCTGTTGTAACCGGTGGCGCTGGAGTTGCTATGGATGATGCCAACGCTGTTGTTGGCTATGCCTCAGTAGCATCAGGTGCTGTTCCACTTGGAATTCTATTAAACGATGTTGTTAACATTGATTTAACTAGACAGCACATCAATTGGTACAAAGACGAGGTTCAGCTTGGTGGTAAAGTTACCCTACTCCGTCAGGGTCAGGTTACTACCAATATGATTGTAAGTGGTAACACCCCAGCAGCAGGTAGTGGTTGCTATGTAGGCGCTAATGGCTTACTTGGTACATCTAGTACAAATGCTGTCAAGGTTGGTACATTCCTTGGTAGTAAAGACGCCGACGGTTACGTTAAAGTAGATGTCAACATTACTTGAAAAAACAAAGGGAGAGCAAAAAACATGTCAGCTAACACAACTAAATTTCAACCAACACCAGAAGTAACAGACCTCTTAGTCCGTTCTGGTTCTGCCAACAGAGAGGTAGCCCTAGCAGCCAATAGAGAGTTTGCTAAGGCTCTTGAGTTACCACTTCGTCAAGGTCTACTAAGTGGAAATATTCTAGATAACATTTTTGAACCAATTCAATTGGCCCAAAGTGCTACTCCAGAATTCCCACTCGATTTTATTGCCCCAGGCACAGAAAAGGACTTCGTAGCCTATACTGTACCAAATCACGGATATATTCCAGAGCGTCACGTTGAGAGCGATTACGTCATGGTTCCAACCTATGACATTGGCGCTTCAATTGACTATCTCTTGAAGTATGCTCGTGATGCTCGTTGGGATGTTGTTGGTCGTGCCATGGAAGTTCTAGAAGCTTCTTTCGTTAAGAAGATGAACGACGATGGCTGGCACACACTATTAGCTGCTGCTGTTGATCGCAACATTGTTGTGTATGATAGTGACGCTAATGCTAACCAGTTCACAAAGCGTCTTGTTAGTCTCATGAAGACAGTTATGCGTAGAAACGGTGGTGGTAACTCCGCTAGTAATAACCGTGGTATTCTAACTGATCTTTATGTTTCACCAGAAGCTATGGAAGATATCCGCAACTGGGGTATTGATATCGTTGACGAAATTACTCGTCGTGAGATCTATACAGCAGCTGACGGAACTCTAAACAGAGTTTTCGGTGTTAATCTTCATGATCGTGACGAACTAGGTGTTGGTCAAGAATATCAGTTATTCTACACCAGCACTCTTAGTGGTACACTACCAAGCGGCAAGGGCGAAGTAGTTGTTGGTCTCGATCTCCGCAAGAGAGACAGTTTCATAATGCCAGTTCGCCAAGAAGTTCAGATCTTCGAGGATGAGACACTACATCGTCAGAAGAGAGCTGGCTTCTACGGTTGGGCCGAGCAAGGCTTTGCTGTTCTAGATAATCGTAGAGTGCTACTTGGCGCCCTATAATATCTATACTACATAATGTTAGAAAAAGAGAAGGCTGGCCTTGTGCCGGCCTTTTTTTTTAGGTGTATTACATTATACATAATAAAATACTCATCCTTTTATAAGGTGTTATAATCATGCCTGCAAGCAAATACGATTTTTCTATAGAGCAGGGAACGTCTTTTAAGCTGGCATTAACATATAAAGATGCTAATAGTACTCCAATTAATATTACTAATTGGTGTGCTAGGCTAGTCTGGACCACAGACGATGGAGTTACCCAGGTTTTTTCTACCACTAATATTGATTATTCAGTATATAAATTCTCTATTACAGGAGTAGATGGAAAACTATTACTACAAATACCTGCTCATACCACAAATCTTTTTCTTTTTAATAAGGCCAAATATGATCTTGAGCTAGAAAGCCCAGATAATATGTATACTGGAGGTGGTAAAGAAATAATCAGACTAATATTTGGAACAATTAAAATTATCCATAGATTTAGCGAAGATAATTCCCTATTGGATTGTCAAACATGAACGATTTTATAGTAATTATTGAAACTCCAGACTCTAATATTATATCTATAGAAACCGGATTTATAGATAATATAGGAGTAGTAGAAATTGAGAGACAATTAAGTCCTAGTGTAAATATATTAGGACCCAATACAGTTGTTAATGTAAGCGATTTGCTAGAAATACCATTCAGTAGAGTAACCGGAACTTTGGACGTATCTAGACTTAGTGGGCTAGATAACTATTTAAATCACTACAAGTTTGATTGTGGCACCCCCTAGAATCACCCATATTTAAATCTAAACGGAGAATAAAATGCCAGCCCTAACTACCATTCAACTAAGAAGAGGCTCCTCAAGCCTATGGGCAGCTTCTAGTAGTCCTTTATCTCAAGGAGAGTTAGGACTAGATACAACAATCAATAAGTTCAAAATAGGAAATGGTACTAGTTTATGGTCTAGTTTACCTTGGGCCAATATTATGGGTACTGACTTCATAGGAACAAGTGGAATAAACATATCCTACGCCTCCCCTTCTGGAACTGTAACAGTATCAGTTACTGGATTAAGTTCTAGTTATTTAAGTGATTTTAATAGTGCTGTTAGTGGTTTGCTACCAGTTAAAAATATTCTAGCTGGTACTAATATCTCAGTTAGTGGTAATAATGGAACTTATACAATATCTAGCAATGGGGCAGATACCAATACTGTAAAAGATATTATAGGAGCTACTATTGTTGGTGTTAGTGGTATTAGAGCAAGTTATGATAATACTACTAAAGTAGAGACTATTTCTGTTACTGGATTAAGTAGTTCTTATATTGGAGATTTTAATAGTAGTGTTAGTGGTTTAGTAAGTGGAATATATGCTCCTTTAAATAGTCCAGCATTAACTGGAACTCCAACAGTACCAACAGCTGCTGCTGATACTAACACAACACAAATTGCTAGCACCGCATTTGTTATCGGACAAGCTTCTTCAAGTAATCCCTTAATGGATGGTGCTGTTGCTATTGGAACTTCCAAGAAATATGCTAGAGCCGATCACGTTCATCCAACAGATACTACTCTTGCTCCTTTATCAGGAGCAACTTTTACTGGAGCGGTCAGTATTCCAAGTGGTACTGGTAATTTTAATTCTTTAACGGTTAATACTACTGGTGTGAGTTTGAGTGGACATACACACACATGGAGCAATATCACAGACGCTTCAACAAAAGCAACACTAACAGAACTTTCTTATTTATCTGGAGTTAGTCCCGGTACTGCTAGTTCTGGCAGAGCATTAGTTGTTGATAATAGTAAAAACCTAACAGGCATTAATGCACTAACCACAACAGGAGATGTGATTGTTGGAGGAAATCTAACAGTACAAGGTACCACAACAACAGTTAATAGTACCACAGTTGATATTGGCGATAATATTATAAGAGTAAATACTAGTGGTTTAACTACTGGAGGTTTAGAAGTCTATAATGGAAGTTCTGTACAATCTGTAGTATGGAACACAGTATCTAATAGATGGGAATTTAGTGGCGGCAATGTTTATACTAGTGGATATTTTGTTGGAAATCTAAGTGGTAATGCTAGCACAGTAACAAATGGTGTTTACACAACAGATACTGGCACAGTAACTAGCACCATGATTGCTAATGATACTATTGTAAATGCAGATATTAATACTTCTGCAGCTATCTCATATGGTAAACTTAATTTATCTAACAGTATACTAAATAGTGATATTGGATCATCCGCAGCTATTGCTTATAGTAAATTAAATCTTAGTGGTTCTATTTTAGATGCAGATATTAGTAGCAGTGCAGCAATTGCAGTTAATAAATTAGCTAGTAGTGGAATTACTTTAGGTTCAACTACAATTAATCTTGGAAATACAACCTCAGTTATAGCAGGATTAACAAGCATTAGTGGTGTTAGCATAAGTAGTCCAACAGTTCTGGTTAACTGCTCAATTGACGGAGGAACCCCTTGATAATATACGATACTGATTGTTGCATATGGGCTTATTGATCATTAATATAAGCTTATAATACTTAAAAATAGGAAAAGACTTACTATGACCACATTTAAGGTAAATTATTCAGGAGGGGTTGCTAAATTATATAGAAATGCAGCCAACTCTAAATATCAGATACTACCAGTTAATATTAGTGGGTCTCCTGGCAGTATAAGTCCATTTATGGTAAATATTTCTGGGGATCCTCATCTTAAAATTTATACCCTCAACTCTGCTGGTGCACAAACTTATCTAGCTCAATGGGATGATAATGGAGGAGCAAATAATTCAGAAGTCTTACTTCTTTATATCAAAACAGAAACAATTGAAGTATCAATATACTACACAAAACAAACATACCCACCGATCCCATCTGCAAAAACAACAAAAAGAATAAGAACTGTTGTTAATGGAGTAACTACAGTTTATGATAATACAACTATAACTAATCTGAATGTAAATAATGGTCCTATATCTGTTGGTCCTTTTAGTTTATATGTGACAAAAAAACAATCCGGTACACATGTTTATTTTGACTGGATTATTAAGTCTTTAAAAACAATATCAAATGTATATAAATTTGGAGGAGGAATTCCTCTTGCATGTAAAAAATCAATATCATTAAATTCAAGCTCTATTGGCTTTTTTAGCGCTCAAGCAACAACAACAGTAAGCGTGAGTTCAACATCTAATTGGCAAGCTGGTCCAACTCTTGTTTCTGGTCGAAACTATAACATCACAGCAACTGGTATCGTTTCTTGGAATGGACCAAGCCAAACATCTGGGCCTGATGGCGTAAATCATCCATATGCTCTTTTAGATAATAGATTTTTACATGAAGCTTTACTTGGAAGACTTGGTTCTAGTGGAGCCGTATTTTTAATAGGATCAAATCTGACTTATTTGCCAGCATCTTCTGATATCTTATATCTAACCACGAATGACACTAATAGAGGAGATAATGCAGGATCTTTTTCTGTTTCTATTAGAGACGCTACTTTTACTTGGACTGGTTCAGACGGACCAACCGTAGATGGATTTTCTGATGCTGGTTCTGATTTTGGGATCACTTTAGCAGATCTGGAAGATGCAGCAGCAAATGGTATAGGAACAGCCTCTTGGGACAAAGTTTCATTTGATGGTAGTTCATTCTCAGACCTGGAAACCATATTAAATAATCTTCCACTAACAACTAAAACAACCTTTACTTGGGATCCTCTTGCCTATACAGAACACGATCCTTTCTTGTCTGAGCCAACTAATTTATCTGGAGCTGTCTATGATTCTACTGTTGTATTGAGCTGGACAGCAGCTACCAACTATGGTCCATCAATTACAGATCATATCGTAGAATATAGTAGTGATAATGGTACCACTTGGACTATTTTCTCCCATTCAGCATCGTCTTCTTCCTCTATTATAGTTACTGGATTGACTAATAACACATCATATATCTTTAGAGTATCTGCTATAAATTCTACAGGCACTGGTCCGGCTAGTGATAACTCATCTAGTTTAACTCCATTACCAGGATCGATACCGTCTGAGCCAACAAGTTTAACTGGATCTGTTAGCGTTGAAAGTGTCTCTTTATCTTGGAATTCACCAACAAGCATAAATGGTTCTTTAATTACTGATTATGTTATTCAATATAGTAGCAATAGCGGTTCGTCTTGGACAACATTTAGCGATGGAACAAGTTCAAGTACGTCAGCAATTGTTACTGGCCTTGTAGGTGGAACATCATACATTTTCAGAGTAGCAGCTATAAATTTAGCAGGAACGGGTTCTTATAGTAGCAACAGTAGTTCTTTTACTCCTATGACAGCCACTCTGAGTAGTTTTAATTCCATATGGAATAGCGTTGGATTTACTGGGTTTGGCACAGCAGCAAATCCTTATACAAGAGACTGGACTTATACTGGAGATGTTGGAGGAGCGCAATTCACAGTAGTATCATCTGGAACACTACGACTTACGGGTAGTCTAGATGGTGATTATGGGATCACCTTCTATAAAAACGGCACGGCACTTAGTTACCCCCCAAGTATCGCCGATGCGTATTCAGGAGGAGGAGGAGGATATACTCTTAATGTGAGTATTTCCGTAGCAGCAAATGACGTTATAGGAATTGGTGATATTGGGGGAGGACACTTCCTCTATTCGATTCCATTAAATATTTGGTGGGAGTTAGCTACTAGTCCAACGTCAACCCCAACAGCAACACTAACAACAACACCAACGTCAACCCCAACAGCAACACTAACAACAACACCAACGTCAACCCCAACAGCAACACTAACAGCAACACCAACGTCAACCCCAACCCCCAGTTCTGCGTCAGGTGGTGGTTCTCTTCTAACAATAGCCAGAAACAACGGCAGCAGCACGTTCACGGGACTAGGAACTACAGCAAGCCCGTTTACGCGGGCGACAGGCCGTTATGATAATGAAGCTGACGGGATTAGCCATTATTCGTGGACGGCCAGTGCGTCGGCAACCGTCACGGTACGTTTTGACTTCAATGATGATGACGGTGCAGATGACAATGCAATGATCAAGAAGAACGGTACAACTGTACATTCTCTCTATTCAAACACCAACTGGATACGTACTGTGTCTGTTGTCTCCGGTGACGTAATCACGATTATCGGCGTCATGGATGGCTCTCAATACTTTGCCAACGTGAGCGTGTCGGCGGCTTCGTAACACCAACCCCAACAGCAACACTAACAGCATCCCCATAGATCAATTTTATTATATTAACCTTATTTTAATAGAGAAGCATACTACATATTGATTCAGTGTATTATACAGTATACCTTTCATCCACAATTATCCTATAAATGGATCAATTATGCCAGCAAATAATACCATAATTCTTCGTAAAGGAACATCTGCTCAGTGGATATCGGCAGATCCAGTACTAAATAATGGAGAACCAGGATATGATACCACAAATAATATTCTAAAAATTGGAAATGGTACTCTTAAGTGGTCATTGTTGCCAATTGCTGGAGTGCAAGGAATTCAAGGATTACAAGGAATTATCGGAAGTCAAGGATTAGCCGGTATTCAGGGGGTAACTGGAAGCCAAGGAATAACAGGAACTGGTACTCAAGGAACTCAGGGTATTCAAGGGAGGCAAGGAACAACTGGCGCTGGTACTCAAGGAACTCAAGGAGTACAAGGAGGATATGATAGTTTAACGACATCATTGGTAGCAGGAAATAATATAGTATTTACTTATAATTCGGGTACAGACACACTAACAGTTAGCACAACAGTAGCTCAAGGAACACAAGGATTGCAGGGTATTGCTGGTAGTGGCAGTCAGGGCATTACTGGAAGTACCGGCAGTCAGGGCGTTCAAGGTACTCAGGGCATTACTGGAAGTACCGGCAGTCAGGGCGTTCAAGGTACTCAGGGCATTACTGGAAGTACCGGCAGTCAGGG